TTATATTAAGTTCTGTTATACTATTAATTATTAATTAATTAATATATATATATTAATATATATAATATAATAATAATAATTAGTAATAGGGTAACATAAAAGAATATGTTTGTCAATAGGTTTTAAGAAATAAATATTAACTTGGGAGTCTTTGGGGACTCCCTTGTTAGTTATTAAATAGTCCTTGACTTTTGTAATTAGTTGTGCTATAATATATGTATGAGTGAAGAAATGTCTGAGAAAACTGGAAGTGGATACTTCCTTGATGGTGTTGAAATAGCTACGAGTCCTAGAAGAGGACGACCCCTTAAAGCTGCACATCATAACCCAGAATGGTTTCCTCAACAAACTAAAGTAGATGCCTGTACCATGTACTGTGTCTACGGAGACTTCGATAAGGTCTCTGAACTAACTAAGGTTCCTGCTCAAATGCTACGAGTGTGGCATCAAGAACCATGGTGGGTAGAAATTCAAAAGAGAGTGTACGTTGAACAAAACGAAAACCTCTCATCTCGTATTAACGAAGTACTCGACAAGAGTCTCATAGAAATAAAAGATAGACTAGAACATGGTGATATGTTCTTTGATAGGAAAACAGGAGAGTTTAGACGCAAACCTGTAGAAACTAAAACACTAGCTATTCTTTTTGATAACCTAACAACAAAACGACAATTGGTTCGTGGAGAGCCAACATCTATCTCCGCTAAGATTGGTGTAGAAGATCGCTTAGAACAATTGAAAGAATCTTTCGAGAAGTTTGCTAAGAGTCGTCTTATTGAAAACGGTACAGTGGTACAAGAATCATTAACTGAATACGAGGAGAACAACCATGCCTTTGAAGAAGGGTTCAAGCAAGGAAACAATATCCAAGAACATCAAGACGGAAATGAAAGCGGGCAAACCGCAGAAGCAAGCAGTGGCGATAGCACTATCGACAGCACGCAAATCAAAGAAGAAGAAATCTAAATGATGAATACAGGATCAATGCCAAAGCTTTTACAAGGTAAACCTAAGAAAGTCAGAAAGGCTTCTAAGAAGTCTATGGCTAAACGAACATTAAAAACAGCAGCACCTAAAGGTTACAAATAACAATTGGAATTAACCGCATCCATCATTGATGGGTTTGCAGGTTCTTTACTTTCTAAGAGATACGATTCAGCAACAGCAACACCGCAGTGTCATCAAGAGTGGTGGGAGTTATGCAGTAGTAAGAATAACTTGGTAGCTATAGCAGCTCCTCGTTCTCATGGTAAGTCAACTGCAATTACTCATGCCTATACTCTAGCAGCTATGTTGTTTAGAGATAGAAAGTTTGCTGTGATAGTTTCAGATACAGAAACACAAGCGGTCAATTTCCTCAATGATATTAAAGAGGAGTTACGAAACAACGAAGACTTAATCGAGTTGTTTGGCGTTAAGAAGTTTTTAAAAGATACAGAAACTGACATCATCGTAGAATTTAATGATGGATATAGTTTCCGTGTTTTAGTAAGAGGTGCGGAACAAAGAGTCCGTGGTTTGAAATGGAATCAGATAAGGCCAGACTTAATTGTCTGTGATGACTTAGAGGGCGATGAACAAGTACTCAACAAAGATAGACGTGAAAAGTTTAGACGCTGGTTCTTTGGTGCATTATTACCTTGTATGTCTAGGACAGGAATTTGCCGAGTTGTTGGCACTATCCTGCATCTTGATAGTTTACTTAATCGCTTAATGCCAGAAGACAGTGATAAACGCACTGTCATATCTCCATTAAAAAGTTATAGTTTAAATAATAAGGCAGCATGGACAAGTGTTAGATATCGTGCTCACGATGATTCATTCGAGAATATACTTTGGCCAACAAGATGGTCCAAAGAAGCATTGCAAAAAGAAAGACAAAGGTATCTTGACCAAGGTATACCAGAAGTTTATTCGCAAGAATATTTAAACTATCCTGTTGATGAAGCAACATCCTACTTTCAAAGAGGAGACTTCATTGAGATACCTAAACACACACTTGATGCTATTAGGCATAAAGAAAAGAAACTTACCTACTACGCAGCAGTTGACTTTGCGATTAGTACAAAAGAAAGATCTGATTATACTGTCATAGCTATATCAGGAATGGATTCAGATGGTATCATGAACATAGTTGATATCAGACGTGGTAGATGGGATGCGTTGCAAATTGTAGATGAGATGTTTGCAGTGCAACAAAAGTATGAACCCTACTATTTTGTAACAGAACGTGGTGCTATTGAAAAAGCTATTGGTGCTATTTTAAGACGAGAACAAATTGCTCGTCAGATATATATGAGTTTATATCCTATGACTCCGACAAAGGATAAACAATCTAGAGCACGATCATTCCAAGCTAGGTTTAGAGCAGGTGGTGTTAAGTTTGATAAGACTGCTGAATGGTATTTAGATTTAGAAGAAGAACTAATTCGCTTTCCTAAAGCAAGACATGATGACCAAGTTGACGCTTTATCTTGGTTAGGTTTAGTAGTTGATGTAGTACAGTCAGCTGATACACCTCAAGAAGAAGATGAGTATGAATATCATCAATCAATTAAATCACAAAATGACGGCCGCAATGCTGTTACGGGATATTAAAATATGAATTTAGATGTTCAATTAGATATAAATAAAATAGTAATGTCACCTAACGTAGCTGAAATGTTAGATGATTCTGCACTTACTACTATTGGTAGTAATGTTGTACAAGAGTTTTTATTAGATAAACAATCTCGTAGTGTTTGGGAAAAACGTGTTGAAGAAGCTACTAAGTTAGCTCTTCAAGTTGCAGAAACTAAATCATTCCCATGGCCTAATGCTTCTAATATTAAATTTCCATTAATTACTATTGCAGCTTTACAATTTCATAGTAGAGCTTATCCTGCTTTAATTCCATCTAAAACAATTATTAAAGTAGATACAGAATCAGATACACAAATTGATCCAACAGTTGCTTTCAGAAATAAACGAATTGAAAAGCACATGTCCTATCAAGTATTAGATCAAGACGATCAATGGGAATCTGAAATGGATAAGGTACTTATTACAGTACCTATTATTGGATGTGCATTTAAAAAGACATATTGGAATTTTGAAGAAGACCATCCAATCTCAGAAAACATTTTAGCTAAAGACTTTGTTGTTTCATATTGGACAAAGAATTTAAAAGATTGTACAAGACAAACTCATGTATTGTATTTATCTAAAAATGATGTTATTGCTAGACAGCGTAAAGGTATGTGGCTTGACTTTGCTATGGAGCAACCTCAAGTTATTCAACCTGATGATCTAACATTAGCACAAAACAAATCACAAGGTGTTGATGCACCTACCTATGATCCAGCAACTCCATATGAGTTTTTGGAACAACATAGATGGGAAGATTTAGATGGTGATGGTTTTAAAGAACCATACATTGTTACCGTGCATAAAGACACAAACAAAGTAGTTCGTATAGTTGCTAATTATTTTGATGAATCAATTAAACGTAATGATCAAGGTGAAATTATTAATATTAAACCTGAATCATACTTTACTAAATATTCATTTATTCCATCCCCAGATGGTGGTTTTTATGACATTGGTTTTGGTATTCTTTTAGGACCACTAAATGAATCAATCAATACAATTATTAATCAGCTTGTTGATGCTGGCACTATGGCTAATACGGCTGGCGGATTCCTCTCACGCGGGATTAAGATCCGTGGAGGTAATTATAACTTTGCTCCTATGGAGTGGAAGCATGTGGATAGTACTGGAGAAGATTTAGCTAAAGGTATTTATCCTTTACCAGTTCGTGAGCCATCACAGGTACTCTTTACATTATTACAAACATTAGTAAACTACGGTGAACGTATCGTAGGTGCTACAGATATTATGGTAGGTCAAAATGTTGGTCAAAATACACCAGCTGAAACAAGCCGTACAATGGCTGAAAATGGTATGAAAATATTCTCTGGAATCTTTAAACGCATCCATAGATCATTGAGAGAAGAATTTAGAAAAATCTATAGACTTAATCAACTTTATTTACCACAAGAGTATTCATATCCAGGTGGTAAAGTGTTACATGCTGATTATGCTTTAGTTCCAAACACATTAAGACCTGCTGCTGATCCAGATGTTGTATCTGATAATCAACGCATTATGCAAGCTCAAGCTTTAAGAGAAGTTGCAATGTCTACCCCAGGTTTCAAAGTATACGAAGTCATGAAGAGATATCTTGAAGCAATTAAGATACCTAACATTGAAGAAGTATTGCCTAATCCACAAGGACCTAATGCGGTTCCACCGCCACAGAATCCTAAAGTGCAGATTGAGCAAATGAAGGCTCAAGAGAAACAACTTGCACAGTCTATCAGGTTTAAACTTGGTATGGCTAAGTTGGCTCAAGAGGCTGAGGTAAATAGAGCTAGGATTATGAAAATGGAAGCAGAAGCTGTTAAAGCTATTGAGGAAGCTGGCGGAATTAAAAAAGGGCAAGAGATTGCTATGCTAGATGCTCAGATAGGAGCAGCTAAAGCTCACCAAGAAGGTATTCTTAAATCTATTGAGTTAATGATGAAAGCAACCGAAATGGGAGATAATAATGGTATTGACGGAACAGGAGTTTCTGGAATGGAAGGAACACCCAGCAACTAAAACTTTAATAAAAGCCCTTCGTAATGATAGGGAATTTATGAAAGAACAGCTCTGCCGTGGTCAGGTAGAGAATGAAGAAGAACTAAGAGGTAGATGTAACGCAATATTAAACTTGATGGATTTAAAGTATCAAGATTTAGTAGAAGGAGCAAGAGATGACGCAAAATACTAGTGGTATTCATCCCAAAGGTCATAGAGTTTTAATACTCCCTGACATTGTAGAAGAAACAACAGAATCAGGTATTATTGTATCAGTAGGCACCGAAAGAGACAGAGAGAAATTAGGACAACTAAAAGGCACTGTTATTGAAATTGGTAATAGTTGCTGGCATGATCAACCAGAGCCATGGGCTGAGGTTAATGATCATATCATATTTGGTAAATACTCTGGCTTGATTTACAAAGGAGCTGATGGACAAGAGTATCGTATCATTAATGATCTAGATGTCGTAGCAACAGTTAATTAGGAGATAATATGTCAGAAGAAAATCAAGTAGAGCAACAAGAACAAGCTGAACCAGCTCAAGATAACCAAACAGAGAAAGAAGCTAGAATCTTTGGTTGGGTACCTAAAGACGAGTTTAGAGGTTCTGATGATGACTGGGTAGATGCAGATACCTTTGTTAAGCGTGGTAAGGAAATCAATCCTATCCTCCGTAAGAATAATGAAGTTCTTATGAAGAAGCTTGACGAGAAATCTAAAGAGATTGACGATATTAAAAAGTCAGTTGAAGAGTTTAAACAATTCCAAAAAGAATCTTTTGAAAAAAAGAAAATAGAATTACAAGCTGAAATTGTAGAATTAAAAACTCAAAAGAAAACAGCTATTGCTGAGGGTAATGGTGATCTAGTAGTAGACCTAGATGATCGTATCGACGAACTTAAAGAAGCACAACGGGAAGCGAAAGAAGAAGCAAAAGCTCCTCCGCAATCTACTACCGTTCAAACAGATCCAGAACTTTCTTCTTGGTTAGACCGTAACAAATGGTTTGGCGAAGATATGGAAATGACTGATGTATCTAATGGACTTGGTGCTTCCGTAAGAAAACAATTCCCTCACTTAACTGGTCGTGCATTTCTTGATAAGTTAGATGAAAAGATTGTAGAGTACTTCCCCGAGAAGATACTAGGCAAGAAACCTAGAACTAGTGCTGTAGACTCAACTGGCAATGTCAGAGCAGGTGGTGGGTCTGGTAAAAAGTCTTACGACACTTTACCACCTGAGGCTAAAGCAGCGTGTGATAGGTTCATCAAACAAGGCTGGATTAAAACTAAACAAGAATATGTAGATAATTACGACTGGAGTTAAGAAAATGGCACAAGCATTTACACCTGAACAAAAGAAAGAAGCAGTATTAAATAGAACAGAAGCAGAACGTCCTAGAGCTGAAAGAAAGCGTAATGTTTTTAATGCAACTCAAGCGAAGCTAACTGTTAATCACGAAATCCCTGGCTACCACCTTCATATTTTTAATGATGAACCTGGTAGAATCCAGACCGCACTCGATGGTGGTTACGAATTTGTAACTCCAGATGAAGTGGGCGGTGTTAAAGATAGCGTAGTGTCTGGTAATACAGACTTAGGAGATAAGGTACGATACTTAGTTGGATCAAGCGAGAAAGGCGACGGTCTATATGCCTATTTGATGAAAATCAAACAAGAATGGTATGAAGAGGACCAAGCAGAGATACAAAAACGAAATGACTTAGTAGACGATGCAATCCGTGGTGGCAGGAATGTTAAAGACGGTACATCAACTGATGGCTTCTATAGCCCAGCTGGTGGCATTAACTACAAAACTAAATAACTTAATTTCTAAAAGGAAATATTATGGCTAACGTAAATACCCCTCGTGGACTAAGCCCAGTTAAAAGTATTACTGGTGCTCCGTTCAATGAACAGGGTCGCCTTTATGCTATCGCTTCTGACTCTTCTAACACATACGCAATTGGTGATGTTGTTAAAGTAGCTGGCGGTGCAGATACAACTGGCATCCCTTATGCAACAAAAGCAGCATCTTCTGATACACCAGTTGGTGTTATCGTTGGTATTGCTCCAACAATTGCTTCAGTATCTTTACAAGGTACAACATTATCACTAGAAACAATCTATCTACCATTAAGCTCTGGCTTACGCTATGTTTATGTTGTAGATGATCCAGCAGTGATTTTCTCAATTGAGACTGACTCTACTGGTGTTTCAGCAGCAAACGTATTCAGCAATGCTGGTATGACTATTACTGCTAACCAAACATCATTAGCACAATCAGCACCTCAATCATCAACAGTTCTTGATAGTTCTTCTATCAAAACTATTGCAACATCTGGCTCTTTAGCATTACCATTACAAATCATCGGTATTGTTCAATCAGTTGACAATGCTCCTGGTGCGTATGCTAATGTTTTAGTTAAATGGAACAAACATCAGTTCCTCAACCCAGTTGGCACGGCTTAATTAAAGGAGAAATAACATGGCTGGTATTATAACAACTGCTTCACATCCTAAGGCTCTTTGGCCTGGTGTTAAAGCATGGTGGGGTCAAGTGTACAATGAGCATGCTGAAGAATATTCAAAATTGTTCGATAGCGACACTTCATCACAAAACTATGAAGAAGATGTTCAACTTACAGGCTTCGGTTTAGCTCCAACTAAATCTGAAGGTTCTGGCGTTGCATACGATTCAGAAATTCAAGGCTTCACAACACGATACACACATATTGCTTACGCTTTAGGTTATATCGTTACTAAAGAAGAATTGGATGACAATCTTTATGAGCAAGTTTCACGTCGTAGAGCTGCTGCATTAGCTATGTCTTTCCGTCAAACGAAAGAAAATGTTGGTGCTAATATCTACAACCGTGCATTCAATAGTACATACACAGGTGGTGACGGTGTTGCTTTAGCTTCAACAGCACATCCTAACACATCTGGTGGTACATTTGCTAACCGTCCTACAGTTGATGCTGACTTGTCAGAAGCAGCTTTAGAAGACGCTTTGATTGCAATTATGGGCTTCCAAAATGACCGTGGTCTTTTGATCAATGTTATGCCAAGAAGCTTAATCGTTGCTCGTCAAAACTGGTACAATGCTAATCGTATCTTGAAGTCAGTTTATACTCCTTCAAGTGCAAACAATGCTATCAACGCAATCGTGGCAACTAACGCTTTACCAGAAGGTATCGTTATGAACCATTACTTAACATCACCTAATGCTTGGTTCTTAAGAACTAACATTCAGAATGGTCTTAAGTACTATAGCCGTGTTGGTATTCAATTTGATCAAGACAATGATTTTGATACAATGAATGCTAAGGCTAAGGGTTACGAAAGATATTCATTCGGTTGGACAGACCCAAGAGCAATCTACGGTGTTAATGGCCCATAAAGCTAACTAACAATTGAGTGTGGGAGGGGATAAAGTCCCTCCCTAGCTCTTTTTAAAGGAATATTATGTCATACCCAATAGAAGAAAAAAGAGGCAAGAGACCAATGCCTAAAAAAACAAAAGGTCCAAAATAATTTATTGTTCTCTGATGACGCTTAGAGATAAGCGTTGTTATAACAAACAACGTCAAAGGAGATTTATATGGGTAATCCAACAAGATTTACAAGTGGTGTAGGTACAGCTTATCAAGGTGAAATTTTAGCTAACTATCCATTTCCAGATCCGTTTCACACTGGATCAACACAAGTTTTAGGTAGTTCAGTTTATCAAAATGATTTTAATACACTTATTGGTACTGACTATACAGTTACAGGCTCTTCATCAACTTTTGCTTTATCTAACACAGTTGTTGGTGGTGCAGGTGTATTAACACCAGGTGCTGCTACAACAGCAACAGCTGCTTACAAGAATGGCTCTTTCTTACAATTCCAAGCTGGTAATCAGTTCTGGTATGAAACAAGATTCCAAGCATCTGCAGTAGCAGGTTCAGTAGCTTTCTATGTAGGTTTACGCAATGGTTCTTCAGCAACAGATGGTTTATGGTTTGCTAAAGCAGCATCATCAACTTCTGTTAATTTAGTATCAACTGTAGGTTCTACAGCTACTACTTTAGTAACTGGAGTGGCAACAGCTGCAGCAGCTACATGGCTTAACTTAGGTATTTATTATGATGGTACTGACTTATTAGTTTATGCAGCTAATAGTTTAGTAGCTCGTGTTTCAGCCCCTACAATTGGTACTTCAGGTACTACATTGTCAAGCGTAATAATGACACCAGTGTTTCAAATCACTCCAACAGCAACTGATACATTAACTGTTGATTTCGTTTTAGCTGCTCAAGAATTAGTACGCTAATAGGAGAATAACATGGCTAATGTAACATCAATTCAAACATTAATAGATAACGAAAGAAATGTTGTTATTAAGTTAGATGGGTTTCTAGATACTTCAGATGTATCTTCAACTACTCTACTTGATCCAGCAACTTTAGCTAACGTGAATGCTTCAAGCTTAAATCCGCAAAAAGCAACTTCATTAGCTATTTCTAAAGTTATTTTTGACGTTGAAGATGGATTAGCAGTTGATCTCTATTGGGATGCTACCTCACCCGTATCTATCTGGCACTTTGTAGGTCGTGGTAAAGTAGACGCAAGACACTTTGGTAACTTACAACTTAAAGGTGCTAGTGGTACAGCTAATACTGTCCCAGCAGGTGCTACAGGTAAGATTTTGTATGATACACAAGGGTGGTCAACAGGTGCTAAACTATCTTTTACACTTATGATTGAGTGTATTAAACAATGGACTTAACACAATCACAAGTTAAATCAATGGAAATATCTGCTCGTATTGTTCGGGCAGATGGATCTATAGAAGAACTTGGAACTATTCAATATTGGC